GTTAGCTCCGTCGATTTGCGGGTCGCTGCCAGCATCCACCGTTCGTAACGGGCGGCGGCGGACTCCCGCTGTTCGGACGATCCGAACAGCATCGCTTCGACCGTCCCATCGGGGAGCGGCTTGATCCCCGGAATGTCGCTGACCCCTTCGACCAGCTTCCGGATCGCGTTCAGCTCTGATTCGGGATCGTCCAGCGCCGCTTCGATGCGGGCGCGGCGCGCTTCGGCGTTCAGCCTGCCCAGCCCGTCGCGCCACAGCACGACCATTTCGTCCAGCTGGGCTTTCAGAGCTTCCTGACGTTCCTTAGCTCCGCTGATGATCCCGTTCACGATCGCGGCGCCCGCGCCGACCGCGATTCCCGCGATCCCCAGCGCCGGACCTAGGGACGTGAATGTCTCTAGGATCGTGTCTTTCAGATCCCCGCCGCGGAACGCTTCCCCGATGTTCTCGCTGAACTCCGACCCGATTTCCCCGCCCGCGGATTTCAGCTGTCCCCGGAACCCGGTCCCGCTGGGATCTGTGATCGACGTTCCCGCGGCGTCGAACGACGAATCGATGTCACGGGCGGTCCGGTCCGCGGCGTAGCGGAGCGATTCCAGCTCCGCTTCCAGACCTTCGGTCGAAACCGCGTTCAGATTCTCCGCGGCGGTTTCCGCTTCCTGTAGCTCCGCGACGATCTTCTCTGTCCGGAATGCTGACGTGTCCGTGACGAACCGCGCGACGAATGCGCGAATGCCGCTAGCCATGTTCGCCCGCTTCCCACAGCTGGACCGCGCGGTCGAACGCGATCAGCCACGCTTCGAAGATGTCATCGGCGTTCCGGTCCAGCGCCGGGGTGATCCAGTGTCCCGCTTTCCGGTACGGGGGGAGCTGGCGGGTCGATGCGGACTCCGCTACCGACGTGATCTTGATCTGTTCGGCGCCCCCGGCGCGCTTGCTGATCGTGCGGGTCCGGACGTTCCCGCGACGATCGACGTAGCGTTCGACGTACTGACTCTGAACCCGTCGCGTGTAGTCATCGAACGTCGCGCGTTCGACCGATTTCGTCCGACCCGTGGACAGGGTGACATCGACGAAATCGTCGCCCCCTTTCGCGCCGTATTCGTACCAGTAAGCCATCGCGCCGACCGGGTAGGTCGGATTCGGGCGACGAAACCCGCTGAACCGGCGCCCCCGCGGGCTGACCCGTAGCTCTACGATGTATTTCGTTTTGCTCCCGCGCGCCCCGGCGCGGCCGGTCGTGACCCAGCCGCGCATCACTGAATAGACGTTCGGGTAGAGCGACCGGGGGACGGACGCTTTCACTAGCTCCGCGACGCCATCGGCTATGTCGTCGGTTTCCCGGCCGACCAGCGTCGTGAACTCTCGCGGCAGCTCCCTCAGCAGCAGCTGAGCGCGTGCGATGTCTGTTCGCTGGGCGCCGGTCCCGATCAGGGAACGGCCCGCCACGACTACGGACCCGCGGGAGCTGGGTACGCGGGGACGGGTTCGCCCACGACCGGGAGCTGAACGCTGAACGCTGCCACGGATCCGACGTTACCGCCGACCGGGGGAGCGACCAGCCGACACTGACCCGTCATCGACACGCCCGCGTCAGCTTGCGGTTCGAAGCTGAAATCGACCAGCTCCCCGGCGTGCGCGAGCAGCATCGCGGAGAATGATGTCTCCGACGTCCAGTCCTGAACGGCATCGACGTTCAGCGACCAGCTGGTCGGACCGACGTCGGATCCCTTACCGTCCGGGCACGCGGTCTGCCATTCCTGGGTTTGCTGGGTCGGGACCAGCTGGGCGCCGGTCACCGCGCATTCGTACGCGGTCCCGTCGATTTCCAGCGTCATCAGCTTGACGACGTATCCGACAGCTGTCATTTCGGGTCACTCCCTCACGGTAACGGTTATGTCGATCGCCGGGTTCGTGTCCCGGTAGACGGTTCGGACTGACGAATCCCAGCTGGCGGACGCGGGGAGCGCCGACAGGATCCGGTCGTGCCAATCTTCGACGGCATCGTCGGCGGGTCCCGGTTCGGTCTGGGGAACCGTGACGATGATCCGTAGCTGAATCTCCACAGCGCACGCGGTCTGATCGGGGGACGCCCGATCCAGTAGCACGATCGCGAGCGGTTCGCTGGGCGTCGCATCGGGGAGCGCGTTCCGGACGGTCAGTCCGGGCAGCGTCCCCAGCGCTTCGACCAGCTGGGTCCGCGCCGCTGTGAGCTTCGGCGTCATCGCGCTTTCACTCCGCGGTGCGGGCGTAGGTTGGCCCGGACGATCCGTGACAGATCGGGCGGGCGGATCGCTGTGTCCCCGATGCTAATCAGACCGGCCGTGGACTGTTCGAAGCTCCACAGATCGCGGGCATCATAGATCACCGCTAGACGGTAGCGGTCCGGGATGGGCTGGATCGATGCGAGCGCGTCCCCTAGATACGCGGAGCATCGTTCCTGAGCGATCCCCAGCAGGAACGACAGCCGATCGTCGTCCGCTGGGGCGTCCGCCCATTCACGCCGGGCCAGTGTGACATCGACCCAGACGTCGCCGTTCAGCGGCGCGCCGTTTCCGAACGCGCCGCTGAACGACTCAGACCATACGGTCACGGGGCGGCCGGGGCGGTCTTTGCGAGCGACACGATCGCGGCCGGGGTGAACGCGCCGAACGCGCCCATTCCCCAGATCGCGACGTCCTGGCCCAGCTTCGCGACGTCCTCCGCGGTCGCGAAGAACGGACCGACGTCGAACCACGAACCCGCGGCGCCGTTGCTGACGATGATCGCGTCATCGGTCAGACCCGGCGCGTAGATGACGTCCAGACCGGACACGCTGACGGACAGCGACCGGGCGTCAGCGGTTCCGCTGACGTTCTGGACGCCGTAGGGGGACGGCATCACTTGCGGCTTGCTCGCGACCGCGAGGAACGACGTCCGACCCGCCAGGACGAACTCCGCGGGCTGACCCGTCGCGTCGTTCACGGTCAGGGACGCTTCCAGCAGCGCGGCGCGGAGCTTGCTACCGTCCGCGTCGGCGCCCGCTGGATCGTAGGTGACGTGACCGATCCCGTCCGTCGCCAGGACCGCGGCCGACGCCGTAGCGTCAGACACGACCGCGAACGATGCCGTCAGGATCCGGTCGTGAGCTTCCCGGTAGCTGGGGGACGAACGCGACAGCAGCTGATAGCTGATGTCCGACCCAGCCGCGAGCGTGCCCAGCGGCGCATCGCCTTTCTTGATGTCGATCCGGACGCCGTTCACGGGCGTCTTTTCGGTCGCCTGAGCTGCCACGATCGCGGACAGATCCCCATCGAAGTAGGGCCAGTCCACGGACATCCCAGCGTCGCCGGGGGACTCCGTTCCGAACGCGGAGATCAGCGGGCGCGACCGCTGAATGATCCCCTTGATCTCCGTGAGCCAGTGAGGGTTCACGACTCCGGGATTGTTCGTGGTGATCTGGTCCGCGAGCGCGAACCGGATTTCGGGGTCACGACGCGCGGCGTCGGCATACTCCCCGAACGACGCGAACCGCGCGAGCGGGGACCCGGCGCCGTTGCCAGCGTCCATCCGGGCGTCGATCATGGCGCGGACGTCAGCAGCTGACAGCTGAGCGGCCGCGACCGGGCGGGCAGACAGCGACGCGGCAGCGTCGGGCGCTGGCGCGGTCGCTTCGGACTCTGAGTCTCCCCCGGCAGCGGTCACAGTGACCGATTCACCGGCCGGGAGGGTAACGGGATCGGCCATAGCCGGGTTCCTTTCTGGTGATTCAGCAGCGGCGGACGCCGCTACGTCTGTGATTCGCGCGGCCGCGAATGCGGGGCGCCGGACCTGCGCGACGTGCGTCAGATTCCATTCGTGGACATCGATCACGCCGTCGTCAGCTGGGGTCGATGACAGGATTTCGACCCCGGCGCTGAACGCTGCCCGGACCCCTTCCTGAGCTTCGACCAGCGCGTCGTCCCCGTCGCGTGTCGTGAACAGCCGCGCCGAACCCAGCAGCGCGGCGGACTCCGCGGACAGCTCCCCGCGGCCGATGGGACGGTCGTCGTCGTGTTCGCGGACCAGATCGAACGGGTCATCGACGTTCAGCGGCGGGGAGCTGAATCGGTAGCGCTGCCCGTTATTCGACGCCGGTCCGGACGGGTCCCCGAACGGGACGACGACGCCCGCGACACGCCGTTTCGGGACGTGCGTCGCGAGCTGGGCGCCGTCGATGATCGGGGCGAATGTCAGATCGATTCGGTTCGTCACCGCTTAGCCTCTCTCATCAGCTGCCCACGATGGGCGTCGCGTTCGCGTAGCGCCAGCTCCGCGGCCGGTTCGGGGGACGTGTCAGCTGGCGCGAACGGTTCGATGGCGCGGACCTCCGGGACGGTCAGGATCCCGGCGCCGACCAGCTGTCCCCAGATCACAGCGCGGGTCGCGGGATCGTCCCTGATGTACGGATCGACGTCGAACCGGACAGCCTGCCCGTGACGGGTAACGATGTCGCTGGACAGTGTTTGTTCGATGATGGTCAGCCACGGCCGGAGCGCTTCGACCAGCTCGCGACGCCGTTCGACGCGGTTCGCGTACGTCATCGCGTCACCGCTGGGCGCGTCGATCGCGTCCGCGGGGAGTCCGACCATCCGGGCTAGCTCTGTCGCTAGGTGCTGACGTCCTTCGACTAGCTGAAGCTCGCGGGCGGACCAGCCGTAGGTTTCCAGATCGGCGGACTGTAGGAACCCGACGCCGGTCCGCTGGCGGGATCGAACGTAGTCATCGACCAGCTGGTCGATTTCGTCGTCGTCCAGATAGGTCCCGTCCGACGCTTTCACGGTCTGACCGGGCAGCGGGGATTCGGCGTAGTTAGCGGCGGCGTGTTCCAGCGCGAGCGCGGTCGCGAGCGTCCGCGCGCCCGCGGTCCGGAGTCCGCCCAGACCGGCGCCGTCGAACGCGATCAGCTGACGGGTCCCCGTGACAGGCTTCCCGTCCAGCAGCAGCGCGGGCACAGCATCGACGTCGGCGGGATCGTGTGTCTCTGTCACGCGGGCGGGCGAAATGCGGCGGAAAGTCTGGGGGCGGTCGTCGGCGTAGAGCTGGTCCGTCAGCCAGTAGGCGCGGTCCGACCAGATCAGATCATCGACGGTCGCGAACATGATCGCGAACAGCGTCCGCTGGGGATCGGGCTGGATCATCCACGGGAGCGGATCCAGCCGGGTCCGTCCGCGCCACAGTCCCAGCCCGAACGTCGCGATGGTCCCACAGACCACGGACCGCGCCCGTCGATAGCTGGGGATTTGTAGCGCGACCGCTTCGGATGTCTGAGCGTTCGCCCAGAACCACGACGCGATCGTGTCAGGGACTCCGGGGATGGGGGGCGCGGCCGGTCGTGGGGCGGGTTCGGGAGCGCTGATTCCCCCTACTGTCGCAATCTGTCCGGACAGCTCCGCGACCGGCCGCGGCGGGTTCTGGGTTAGCCGAATGGCGCGCCTGATTCCCACGGGACGACACTAGCGGAGCGGTCCGACAGTCTCAAGCTCCCCCCGCCGATTACTTAGCGTGATGGCCGGCAACGGGTTTCCGTTACTGTCCGTGACTCTGGGTCTTTGGCGCTCGCGGCCGGTGATCGAATCCCCAGCTGGCGCACGTTAGCGACGTCAGCGGGCTGATGTCCGCCGATGACGTGCGGCGTCCCCAGACCCAGCGTTCCCCCAGCTGACGTTTCGCGACGCCCGCGACAGCAGCATCCAGCAGCGGTTCGGGATGGTAGGTGATCTGACCGGCGTCGATCGCGTCGAACACTTGCTGACACGCGGCGGCGTAGTGATTCGCGGTGATCGGTTTCGTGGGGATCCTGGCCCGGTTCAGCGCGTCCGCGATACCGACAGCGGGTCCCGCTTGATCGAACCAGATCGGTCCGGGGCGCCAGCGGCGGACCAGCTCGCGGGTCCGGTCCGCGACCCATTCGACGCCGGGGCGGGCGTCCAGCAGCGCCGTCCGGAGTCGCCCGGAGTCGTCGCGCCACGCCGCGCTGATG